AAGGTCATTATACTTATCCTATGGTGGCGCAATTTTCAACTGGAATATTGGCGCACTTTTCAATTAGTATCTACACATGGTACAATAGACAATCTTGACACCGCATTTTGGGTATCAATATCCGCATTCGTGGTATTATCTCTCATACTTGCCGTGAGAATTGACAGAAAAAATAATCTTAAAAACATATATAATGATGAGAACAGACTATGAGTTGCAGCAGATGAGCCATGATGAGCTTATTGAACAGGTGAAAGGATTGCAGTTCCAGCTTGCCGGTATGGAGCTGGCTGAGAAAGAGAACGCAAGGATGAGGGAGATTCTCTCCGCTATCGGCATTATTTATGAATCCTATAAGACGGAGCGTCATGGATGAGGAACTTGCACGGCTGGAAGCCGAACTTGAGAAAGTGAAAGGGTGCGGGTTGAAATATCTGCCTGAATACGGTTTCTCTTCAAAAGAGGAAATCATGCAGCTTATACAGGAGGATATAAACGAATTACGCTCGGAGATGGAATGCATTCAAAAGGATTACGCTACTGACGAACTTGAAGAAGAGCGCACGAGGTTGTGCATCCTTCAGGGAATACCAAGATATTGTTGAACTTTAAAATATTCAAGAGTGATGGAAGAAAACAATCAAGTTACAGAATTACAGATTATTCAGGCCAAACAAGCGGCCGAGTTTGCAATGACACCGGTAGGACAAACCGTGAAACAGTTTGAGGTCATGCAGCGCATGGCCAACATGTACACAACAAGCACAATTGTTCCGGATACGTACAAGGGAAATGTGGGAAACTGCGTGATTGCGCTGGATATGGCCATGCGTATGGGGTGTAATCCGCTTATGTGTATGCAGAATCTTTATATCGTGCATGGCAACCCTGCTTTCAGCAGCAAGTTCCTGATTGCCACTATTAACGCAAGTGGCCGTTTCTCCCCACTCCGTTATGAGTTTAAGGGAGAAGAAGGTACGCCGGAGTACGGATGCCGCTGCATTGCTTATGAATCGTCCGACAAAGACCATAAGGAACCGCTTCATGGTGACTGGATCACCATGGGGATGGCTGAAAAGGAAGGCTGGACCAAGAAGAACGGTTCCAAATGGCAATCAATGCCAAGCCAGATGCTCCGTTATCGTGCAGCCGCTTTCTGGCAGCGTGTTTATTGCCCGGAAATCTCAATGGGGCTTATCACCAAAGAGGAGGCAGATGACATTCAGGATGCCGAATATGAGGAAATTATTGATAAATCAGCAAAAAGCAACAAACTTGCCGAAATCGCTGCAAAAGCCGCAGGAGTCAAGGATCAACCCCGCCCGGAACAACCGACAGATCAAACTCAAGACTACGCAAATAATAAACCTACTCGAAAATCATTGTTATAATGGAAATACAACATTCTATAGAATGGTTCCGTAAGCGGCTCGGTAACTTCACCGGGTCGCAAATCGGACTCCTAATGAAGAAAGGGAAAAGTGATTATTTTTCCGATACCGCCAAAACTTATATTTATCAGGTTGCATCAGAGAGGGATATGAATCCTGAAATTATCAATGATGATGTCGAGTTTGAGAAATATCTGCATCAGGTCTGTGTTAACACCAAGGCGATGCAATGGGGTACTGATCAGGAAGAAAATGCCAGAGAGCTGTATGAACGTCTGACAGGAAGACATATAGTTGAGACAGGATCATGCAAACACCCTGCCATAGAACATTTCGCAAGCAGTCCTGACGGTTATTATTACGATGAAGAAACCGGTGAAAAAGGCTGTCTGGAAATCAAATGCCCGATTCAAAGCACTTTCATGAAGTATAAAAGTGAAATACACAACAATGCGTCGCTGCTTGATGTCAAGTTCGAGTATTTCTACCAGTGCATGGCCCATATGATGTGCACAGGTGCGCAATGGACTGATTTTGTTGTTTACAACCCTTTCCAGAGCAATCCTATCCATATAGTAAGGATATTGCCGGATGAAGCAGTGTTTGCAGAAATGGAGAAGCGCATCCGTGTGGCTGATGATATTGTCAAAGAACTGATTGATGTAGAATGATGAAACCGGATATTATAATCAAACAACTTGATAACGGATGTTTTGACGTCCAGATTGCCAATAAAAGTACAGACCAATTATCATTTGATGAAATGCTTGGGCTTGTTGCACAATTGACTGTACCTGAAAACAAGAGATGCCTGCAATGGCTTAAAACAAAAGAGCAACATGAAACTTTCAGAAATAGAAACTTAAAAACAATAGAACAATGAATACACAGATAGCAATCCAGGAAAGCGATCTTGAACTGATCGTTAGTGAAAAGACGTTAGGTAGTCTTACTACCAACGCAAAGCAAATCAGAGATATGGTAAAAGCCGCTTTGCCAATGTATGATATCTCCAATTATAACGATGAGAATATCGATCAGGCAAAGAAAGACAAGGCAGCTTTAAACAAGGCGGCGAAAACCCTCAATGCCAAACGTCTTGAAATTGAGAAAGAATTCATGAAACCTTTCGGGGAGTTCAAGGACGTTGTAACCGAAACCGTGAAACTTATCGGCGAGTGCTCTGCCAAGATTGACACGGTAGTCAAGCAAAACGAACAGCAATACAAGGATAGGAAGAAAGCCACTATCAAGACTTACTTTGATGGATTGAATGTCAACCTTGTAGACTTCAATAAGGTTTTCAAGTCTGAGTGGCTCAACAAATCCGCAAGCATGAAGTCTGTATGCAACGAAATTGATTCCATATTCTCCAAAGTCGAGAACGAACTTTCCACGCTGAAGGGGTTTGGTGAGGATTTCGATGTCCTTCGTACTTATTATATGGATACGCTCAATATCGCATCCACCATCCAGTATGCCAACCGTCTGAAGGAGCAGCGTGAGCGTGCCAAAGCAGCAGAAGAAGCGCGCATCAAGGCAGAGCAGGAAAAAAAGGTTGCTGAAGAAGCGCAGATGAAAGAGGAAGCGGAACGAGCCAAACAGAATTTAGTCAATCCATTTGCAAGAGCCAGTCAGCTGGTCACCAATGAACCACCTTCCTTTGTCGAGCAAACCAAAGCTCAGGAACCGGAGCTTCTGACGAGAACTTTTACTGTTACCACAACTCGTGAAAATATAATCGCTCTTGGCGACTTCATGAATGATAATAATATTGATTTCGACAAGATTGAACTTGCAGATACCCTATGCAATACAGATTTGAATTCCATTGTCAGAATGCTTGAATATGGTGCAAATCTGATAGACAAAACAGCTATCAAACCTTGTGAAGCAGATAAGGCAAGGCAATTCAGAAACATGATAAAGAAAATTCAAAAGAAAACAGAACAATGAAAATTACAATCAACAAACCAACAGAATTTGAAGCGGTCTACTTAGAAGTGGATGCAGGTGTACGCTATTGGGAAGACGCAGAAGTAAACGGAGTGAAAGACATTGATTTGTGCGAGAGTAAAGGCATAGGTAACCCTCTTATGCCTTGTGCTGTACAAATAAAAGAAGAGGCTGATTACAATATATATTCAGATCATTATCGTTGGCGACCTATTATAGCAATTGAGACAGGACAAATAGTCAACTGGACGCAAGGAACAACTGCCAATGTTCACTATAAAGTGTGCGATGATTTTATATGTGATATTACTGATGAAGACCACATCGCCATTGCTTCTTATGACGGCTATGTACCTAAGATTATGTGTCCGGCAGATGAAGGATATGGCGACTACATCATTATGAATATTGACGAAAATGGATTTATTCAAGGATGGGAAAAAGAATTGATTAGTAGAATTATAAAAGAGCAGGAGGATTAAATCATGCAAGACTATATTTCAGATTGGTTCATCCCGATGGACTTTGGGTATGACATTCCGGACGAAGAGCCGGACGGTGAGGACAACTTTAATTTTGACTGAGAGTGGTATGAAAGAGTATATTTATTTAATCCTGTTTCTGATAATAGGAATTGTTGTCGGGAATAGGGTATTCAATCACTTACACGCATGGCTGGGCGTAACAATAATATCAGCCACAATAATTTTCTTTATTTACAAACTGATTAAAACATTGAAAGATGAAAAGACTGATTAAGTTAACGATGGTATGTATGACCTTAGTAATGTTTGTCTCCTGTGAGAGAGTAGCCCCTAATTATGCAGGTGTCCTTATGGAGAATTACGGCAAGCAGGGAAAGGAGGATTTCAAGATTGTTTCCGGCAAAGTGTCCACATGGGAATTGGGCACAGAACTTTTTCAGGTTCCGCTATTCGATCAGCGTGGAGAATTCGCTGAAGCTGTCACACTGAAAGCTGCCGACAACACGGAGTTCAAGGCGTGTCCTACATACAGCTATAAAGTTATCAAGAACCGTGCCATTGATGTTGTCTTTGACAACAAGCATATTGGCCGTGGAAGTGACTTTATGTCTTCGTTGGAAGATAACATCTTGGAACCACGTATATATGATTTGATAAAGGAAGAAAGTCGAAAGCATAAGACCGATAGCCTGATGGCTGACGGAGGGTCGTTGGTATTTGAGAAACGGTTGGAACAGATAGTTGACATGGAGTTTGAAAAAAGAGGTCTGCAACTGCTCACATTCTCCGCACAACTGGAGTTCTCCGAAAAGGTCCGTGAGAAGATTGACAGCCGGAATGAAGTGAACACCAATATATCCGTACTGGACCAACAGATTGAGGAACAGAAGAAACGCAACGAGCTGGAACAGTTGAAAACCGAACAGGCTCTTATCCAGTCAAAAGGTCTTACCAAAGAAATTCTTTACAAACAGTTCATTGACAAATGGGATGGGAAGTCGCCGATTTACGGTTCTATCCCTGATTTGATCAGAATACAGAAATAACTTTGTTACCTTGCCTTCCCGGTCTGTGAAGATAGGGAGGCAAACGGGAGGTTGGCGGAAATGGCAGACGCTAATCAAGATGTAAGGTGCAAAATTCTAGGATAACCGTTAATATCCAAGCCGGCAACCTACGAGACATCTTAGGGGAGCTGACTTGAAATCAGTGAACTGCAAAAACACCACTCATGCAGGTTCGAATCCTGCACCTCCCACTATAAATGAATAAACGTTGAATATCAAACTTTAAAAGAATTAATTATGATGCATACTTGGTTTGAATGCAAAATCCGTTACGAAAAGGTAATGGAAAACGGCATGAACAAGAAAGTAACTGAACCCTATCTGGTTGACGCGTTGAGCTTTACTGAAGCAGAAGCCCGTATCATTGAAGAAATCACTCCGTATATCAGCGGTGAGTTCACTGTTTCGGACATCAAACGCGCCAACTACAGCGAACTGTTCCCCTCTGAAGAAGATGCAGCCGACCGCTGG